GTATGTTCTTGCCAAAGTCCTTCCATCAATACCACTGAATGTTTTTGCAATCTTTGTTGCATAGTATAAAATGTCATGGGAAAGGTCGTTCTCTTTTTTCTTTCTATCAATTACTGTCTTGAGGACTTCTGCGGCCTTCTCATATCCTTTCTTCTTTGTAGTCTTTGAAATGACTTGGCGAATAAGTTCACCTGTAGACATTTCATCCAGTTCATACAACCACTTCTTATGAGTAGTTCCATCTTCTTCTGAGAAGACAAGATAATTAGTACCTCGGCGAATAATCTTACCACTCACACCACTGTATGATTCAGTAACACTATCTCCGATATTCAGTATCTCTCCACGAATATACATATCGCGAGCAACATCTTCTTCAGTGAATGTTTCTGTTCTGGGAACAAAAGACTCACGAACTCCCATGAACTTACGAACATCTTTAAATAGAGACATTCCTTGTCCAAACCCTTTGGGAAGTCCATTCTTGAAAGAATCGTAATCATCAGATATTGCTGCGGCTCTCATCTTAGATGCAGACATACCAGACACACCTTCTGAATCTGGGTCACGTTCACCAGCAGAGATAACTTGAATGTTTTCAAACTCGTAGTATCCGTGTCTACCTTCCATTTTGTTGTACTTCTTGAGCAATCCATCAAACTCTGATACACGATCAGAACCCACAACCATTATTACTGAGGTGTGTCCTTTGTGGTATAATGACACCGCAATCTCAAATACCTGCCTTGACTTATCAACCAAGATATTTCTAGCATGTTTTGGGAACATCTTTTTCATGTATGCGACTTTCTTCACATAGGGAAGAGGGTCTTTCTTTGCATTCTCTGAATGAGATACAAAGACATAATAAGGAGCACCAGCATTATTTGATGACTGTTTTGCAACTGCGTCCAATAACTTTTCGTGTCCTATAGTGGGCGGATTAAATCTACCGAATGTAAAAACACAAGTATCGCCACGAGCTTCCGTAATATCCTTAAAACTTCTCATTTTGCAGTTCCCACTTCTTTAACCTTTTTCAGTCTTTCTAATTCTTTCAGTCTAAGGGAAACCATAAGCTTCTTTGCAATCTTTTTAACTGCTGCACCCTTAGTCTTCATAATCCGATTGTCAAGATTCTGTCTCTGCATTAGAGATAGATTCGCATAATCATTTGCATCCATACCAGCAAACTTTTTAATAATAAGTTGTTTTGCCGCTTTGTTCGCACGTTGTTTTATCTTACCTTCAGGCGCTTTCTTTAATGCGTTTCTTGCCTTCTTAGCCTTAAAGGCAGAAGACTGAGCCATCTTCTTCATTCTTTGACCCATCTTACGTCTTGCCGCAACAGATAATGCCTTACGTTCAGTCAGATTTAATATTAAGTCATCAAATGTTATCATTTATCCCATGCCTTGATTGCAGTAAAGTTGTTAAAACTAAACTCCATTCTGTCTACTAGTTTAACTGCATCTCCAGATACTCTATCAATTGCAACATATCCTTCTGGATTAGTAACTTTGAATCCATTTGCAGTTTTAATAAAGGTATCAGTCAATCCCTTAACACTATTTAGTTTGCTTACAACTCCCATCTTTGCGTCAACCAAGTGTCCTTGGAATGCAATGATGTTCTCTAAATTCTTGGTGTGCTTCTTTACTTCACGAAGATACTCAGTCTGAAGATTAGTGTATTTATCCTTACCCTTATCACTCTTTACTTTGTCTATTTGTTTCTGGATTGCATCAAATACCCACTTCTCGTATCCCTTTGCATGTCCTCTAGGGTCAGTAATCTTTGCGCCTTGACGAACCTTACTATTATTGTACGTCTTTAACTGAGCACCAGCAAGTGTTCCTGAGAATACTTCTTGTAGTTTTAAGAACTTGTTCAATAATGGTGCGTTTATTTTAGCAAAGGTAGAACCAGCAGATGATAGAGATTTAGTAACGGCCGTAGTTTCACTTGCAGTCATTGTCGCCTTACCAGATACGTCCTTATAAGTTGCATCATCCATCCATACAGATGAAGGTGTAGATAGTTTACTAATGTTTGCACCGAAGTTTGCTTTCATTGCTTGCAAGTCACTACCAGCATATGTGGTGTGCCATACGACACCAATCTTAGATGATTTGATTTTCTTACCCAAATCCGATTTAACATCAACTGCATAGACGATAGTGTTTGGTTGGAATGTATAGTAACTATTACCTTCAATACTTGTTGTCTCAACATCTTCAGAAGTGTACATTAAGTCACCCTGTAAAACATCTTTGATACCTAACTTGGAGAATTCTGCAAGTGCAATCTTAAACTTACTATTCAATCCACCAGAGAGTCCATCGTCATCAATCTCTTGTGAAGTCTTGTATAGTTTTGGAGTTGCGTTGAATACTGATTTCTTTGCAACAAAGAACTTGCCATCAGATGGGTCGATACCAGCAAAGATTGCTGGAGCACCATCCCACTTTACTGTCATGTTTACAGATGAACGTGCTTCTCCTGCAAGCATGTCTCTTAGAGAACGAACAAAGTTAATTGCAGCCCTACCGCCAGGCACACCAAAGTTTAGAATCTCATCTTCGATATGTTCTAGGTGAAGGTTCTTTCCACCCTTGTCTTCTGTTATGAATGAATTGAAGTTAATCATTTTATACCTTTAAAGTCGTGAAATCACACATCATTCGGGTGGGATATCCGTCTTTTCCTTGCGTGTCTCTAATGTTAAGTTTAAACTTATAGTATGGTGAACTCATCTCCATATCAATTCTTTTTCCTTTACCTGTCTTACCACCATAGTATACAGTACATGTTCCAACTTTCGCGGCCGCTTTCATTGCTGCTTCATCCATTTTCTTAGATAAAACTTGTCCTTTCATTTTATGAATTACATGATAACCATATCCAATACCGCTTTCTAGTAACTCTTTCATGGCTGAAGAATTAGGACGGGTAGTTACTTTGCCACCATCAGTTTTAACTTCATCATTAAAAATGGTACAGAATCTTTTGTTATCAATACCAAATAAGTCTAATAATTTTTTGCCATCGCTATTTTTAATTTCACCCTTGTCTATTTCTGATTGACGTAATTTAGTTCTAATGCCGACATTGAAGAATGTAGTGGTAGTTTCAAACTTTAGACTTAAAAATATTTTCTCACCATCATCTTTTTCAAGAGTAATATCAGTAACACTATTACCTATATCTTTACCACTACCTTTAGTATTTGTAAGATTTATTTTACCACTAAAGTCTAAAGGTCTTTTAGTATTCTCACCACCTACTACATTTACTTTTAACCATTTAGATTCACTTAATTTGTAGGTTTTATCCAAATCTAAAATGGCATTTAACGTATCCTTATCTTCTACAGCATCAACTCCTTCTGCAAACCATTTGTTCAGAGCAGTTGCAAACTGACTCTCAAATGCATTACCTCTGTTATTGCTACCACGATTACCTTTAGAACCATTACCAAATTTTATACGGATTGTTTTAAGATCAGCTCCAGACTTTATACCACTTACATCATAAGTCGATTTAAGGGTTCTAGATACATTAATATCTTTAGGTTTTTTTAAATCTATATTGATAGGAGTATCATCACCCCTACCTTTAAGATAATTGAATAATTTAATAACATCACCAACACTTTCATGTGGCCAGTCGGCAAGAGTTTTAGATATTTCTTCTTCAGATTTTGGGAAAAAAGTATATGCTTCGCCCAAGTAGTAATGAACTTTTGAGACATGGTTAACTTTTTCAGTCACCATAGGATTAAGCTGTCGATAATACTTCGATACGGGCATTCTTCAATTTCTCCATGTGTACAAATATATATTACTATTCTATTTATAACGAAACGTACTTAGAACTTCATATCATTGAACTTTGCATACCTCGCATGTTGTCCCTTGTCAAAGCCCGGCGTATCGTCTTGGCCACTATCATTAATGTCAGATTGTGCCTCTTGTTCACAATCATACAACTTCATTTTACTTCTGTCAATACCTACTACGAATCTTTTGTTTGTACCCAAATCATTATAACGATTCTTTAACTGTTTAATCATTAACTGATTTAGTCCTTCTAACTCTTCAGTAGAGATTAGTGCAAACATCAAGTCAGCAGTTGCAGGCAAACCAAACGACTCAGAAGTATCTTCTAGTCCAACATCAGAGTTTGCAAAACCACCACGGGTAGTTTGAGTTGCAGACATGATGGGAAGGTTTGTTTCAACAGCAAGTCCACGAAGTTCTTCAGCGATTGCCTTAATATAGAAGTATGAACCCACACTTGCATTACCCTTGAAACGAGATGAACTACAAATATTCAGATAGTCAATAAAGATAATATCTGGCATGAATGATTTCTTTAGTTGTAGTTCTTTAATCAAACTACGAAAGTGTCCAGAGTGAGCAGATGCAGTTGGGTATTCCTTGATAACAAGTCTACCATTAGTCTTAGAGTTAATCTTCTCAACCTTAGACTCAAACATTTTCTTGGGTAGATTGTGCAAATCATCCATAGAGATATTCATCAGGTTAGCATCAATACGTTCTGCAATGCGTTCTTCTGCCATCTCCATAGTAATGTATAATACGTTCTTACCTTGCATCAGTGTTGCTGCAGCCATGTGACACATGAACAATGATTTACCAACACCAGTACCAGCAAGGGCAATGTTCAAGGTTTTGTTTGGAAGTCCACCTTTGGTAATCTTGTTGAAATACTCCAAGTCAAATTCTAGTTTCTCTTCTTTCTTGTGATAGAACTCAAAGCGTTCATCTGCATTTTCAATATAGTCATGTCCAATGTTTTGATCAAAACCTACTGCAAGTGCTTCAGATAGAATGGATGGAATTGCTTCTTGGGTGTGTTCCTTGTCTTTACCCTCAATAATATTGATACCATTAAGAATTGCATTGTATACCGCCTTGTCCTTACAGAACTTTTCAGTGGTATTCACTAACCATTGCATATCAACTTCAGCTTCTTTGAGAGATTCAATAACCTCAACAACCTTCTGAAATTCAGTGCCATTCAAATCTTTCCTGTTATCAAGTTCAATAGACAGAGTTTCTTTGGTGGCCATCGACTTGTATTTATCCATGAAGTTGTAAATCTCTTCAAAGATAATGCGGTCAGTTTTGTCTTGAAAGTATTCACCTCTAATGAAAGGTAGCACCCTGCGGGCATAATCCTCATTGAAGATTAAGTTACTAAATATTGTCTTTTCTATTGTCATCATTTGCATCTTTTAATAACCCACTTTTATCTAAATTCTGTTCTATTAATTCATGTAATATATCACCAATCAGATTGAAAAAATCTTCAGTGAAAAATTCCTGTCCGAGTCCATTAGAGTCTAGTAGATTCCACTCAAATTGTAAAGAGGCTGAATCGTTTTCTTCATCTTCATTAATGGTAACTTTACCATACTCGTATACAACACCTTGCCATTTTCCTGCTTTATCTGTAAGCCCTATACCTGTCCAAGTTGAACCCTTGTTTTCTACATAGGTATAATACTCACTCATATCTTTTTTAGACATAATTAATTCTCCAGTTTCTAGATACCATTATACTTGTTTTGTTGATGCTTGTCAAGTGATTTGTTGAATATAGAATAAAAAACCCCTTGAAGTTTTCTTCAAGAGGTTTCTGTTGGTTGTGCAGTTATGCATCTGTACTAGGTGGTTCATCCTCTGGGATGTCCTCAACTTCTGGTACAAATTGTCCATACTTGAACTCTTTACCAGCGGCAACATCAAGTTGCTGCATTACTTCATCTGTAAAGTATTTCTCTGGATTGTTATTGATAGTCTTACCAAAAGTTTTTGTACCATCAGGAAGAACAACTCTAGTTGATACAGCAGTGAAGATACCATACTTTAAAGCCAGTTCTAGCAGTCCATAATACCTGTCTAACCCACGTTCATACATCAGACGTACATCAACCATCTTATGCTCTATGGTCAAACGAGATTTAGCATTCTTACAGTGAATAATGTTACCAACAACAGCAGTTCCATCCTTTTCTTTCTTCTTAGAAAGATATACGATAGATGATGCCGCATACTTCAGTCCAGAACCACCACCCATTTCTTTAGTGGGGAACATAGAACCAACTACATCGTATGTATGATTAGTAACAAGCATAGGTACTTTTGCTTTACCTAGTTTCAGTGTCAGTACACGAAAGGTAGCCTTGACTATCTGTGCCCGAGTCATATCTTTGGTTTCTTTACCCTCAGCAGTATCTTCTACTTCTTTTGTTGTAGATAACATACCAAGTGAATCAAGACATAACATCATAGGAGCACGTTGTCCTTCTGGTGTTTCCAAGTACTTATTTAGACAGTTCAATGACTGTGTTCTAAATTCCTGTACTGTGGTTACTGGAAGAATAACCATTCTCTTTGTGTCGATACCCTTATCAATTATCATCTGTTGAGTAATAGCAGATTCAGACTCAAAATACAACACACCAGCTTCTGGGTTTGCATCAAGGAATGACTTAACCATGCCTAGAATAAAGAACGTCTTACCTGTGGCACTCTCGCCTGCAATAGCCGTGATCTTGTTTGAAGCAAGTCCACCATAGATACTACCAGATAATAATGCATTGAATATGTAAGAACCAGTGTCAATAAACGAATCTACATCCCCTGCCTCAACACCTTCACTTACTAATGCAGCGTATTCATTGCCCGCTGTCTTGGCAATATCTTTCAAAAAATCCAATTATAAATCTCCTTCATTTCTGTTTTCAGAACGAAACGAATCAAACCCATCAGGATAACGGGATTCAAGTTTCTCTGTGTTCATATATATGACTTCCTCAATATTGGTATCAAGAGCAATACATGCCTGAACAAGATACCACATGATATCACCTAACTCCCGTTTGGCGTGCCATACTGTATGTTCATCCATAGGTTTCCCTTG